ACCACACACATTAATCAATCCCTCACCAACAGAGTTGATTAAGCAGTAGTCATTTGAGCCTTTGTCTACAGATCCGTAGAGGTAGTCGCCTCCGAACTGAGGCTCTGAAGGATCATCGACAAGTTTTTTGAACACACCAACAACTGCTTTGCTTTCGGCAGCGTTTGCTTGAGCTACGACTGTGACGCTGTTAGAGATGTCTAGGTTCTGAGTCGATCCTGTGTCAACAACAATATCACCGGGCGTAATCTCTGCCGCTATCAACGAAAGGTGTGATCCAGTAAACGGAGAGATTGTACCGGTAGCAACAATATTACCATTTACATTCACTGCGCCATTTGCGTTGATAGCGTCTGTGCTTGTACAGAATGAAATGGATGTGTTGAATGCAGAAAACGTAGAACTTGTACCGGATACAAAGATAGCGCAAGGCTGATTGCTTGTGACAGATCCTACACCAAATGCAGGGAAGTTTGTAGAGTTGGTAACAATCGCACCATATTTACTGGTACTAGAAGTAAACCCTGCGCCTGTGGCATTTCCTGCAATTGTTGTGTTACCACCTAACTCAAACTGTACGCCAGTTGTTAACGCACCTGAGGAGATCTGATCAGCAGTCAACGTACCTGTTTCAATAGCGTTTGCATTCAGTGTGTTTGTAGCAATCTTACCGCCGTCAATAGATGTGACGTTGTTTGCAATGCCTGTCTCAATGTTTGTAAAAGTAACGAGACCGTCAAAGTTTAACCAACGGAATGCATTGTCTGTAATTGTAATGGTTTGGTTACCGTCTACATCTTCTTCAACCGTGTAGTACACAGCCCAGAACTCTTGTCCTTCTGACAATGTAGGCACAGAGAACACATGAGTCCATCCTGCTTTGATTGTGTCAAACGTACCTGTAGCAAAGTTAAAGTCAGAAGTATCTACATCTTCTACAGGAGCGACTGGCGCAGAAGCAGAAGCTGTTTCATAATACAAGTAACCACTTGCAAACTTAGTATCTGCTGTTGTTCCTGCTTCACCGTCTTGGAATGCAATTACAGGAGTTGACCACGTTAGTGTTGTATCAGTACCTGTCGAGCCTACAGTGGTTGCAGTCGCAGTTGATACATAAACAGGATCTGTACCTGCAGGGACATTACGAGACCATCCAGAAGGCGCAGTCAAGATCAACGTATCAAAGTTGTATGACCCACCAGTTGGAGTAGATGGTGCGCTAGCGGCACGTTGATATGCGTACACAACAATAAACGAGTTACCGTCAAGCCCTTCTGTACCTGCTGTCAGGGTTGAGTTAATCTCTTGCTGTACAAACTGCGTGGTTGCAATCTGAGTATTGTTTGTATCAGTCGCCGCTGTTGGTGCAGTTGGTACGCCTGTAAACGAAGGACTGGCTAAGTTTGCTTTAGACTCAATAGCTGTAGAGATCGCAGAAAACTCTTGATCAATTTCTACACCACTGACAATCTTGTTTGGTTCTCCGCTTGCAAGGTCATCCTTCTCAGCAAAGTTTGTAAGTTTTACATAATCTGTCATTAAATTGCCCTGCCTAGTTTAGCAAATATGTCCACTCTTTGTATGGCTAATTCATACCCTGTGATTCTAGCGTCTACTCCAATCTGAAGAACATTCCCTGATCCACCGATAGATGCTTTTGTATTATCAATCTGAAGACCTGAGGTAAATAGAGCAGTGCCGTATTCGCTTGTGCCATATTCAGATACAGGTGTTCCTGTCAGTTGAAACGAGTAGCCTTTTAGTTTATTGATGTAGTCAAACCCAACGTTAATCAACATGTCTTGACCAACACCGCCTTCTGTAGTAATGTTTAACTTCTTTAAGATTTTAGTTCTGAATGAATCGCCAAAATCTAAATGGTTAGTTTGGTAACGAATTGTGTATTCAGCATCGTCATCAACATAACCCACATACTGTGCAACACCTTTCGTTTGAAAGAAAAATAACTCTTTATCGTGAGCACATAAACCATTGTGAGTCTGTTGTGTCCACTTAGTTACACGTAATGCCCCACTGTCTAGTGGTGCTCTCACATCAAAGCAGTAAATAGTTTTTGTTGTAGGAAACAGTAGTAAATAAAATGCAAACTCTGGTGAATATACAGACCGAATCAACGTTTCATTTTGCTGATCAAGATCGTTAATTAAATCATCACGGATGTTTAACGAGGTATCTCGTAGTGGCAGTGATTTTTCTTGAATTGTTCGCCCAAGACTTCTAAGACCTGTGCGAGATAAAAACATTAAATCATTACCAACACTTTGAATTGTGCGGTGACTTACACAACCAAGACCTTCAATAACATCTACAAGTGTGAGTGTGTCTACATCAAATGTTGTTTGAAAGTTGTCACCGTCACCATACATAATGATGTGGTTCTGCAGAAAGATAATCAATAAACCATTGTGTTCTGCAATACCAGTGATTGTGCCTGCGCCATCTGGAATGACTGATGCTAAATTAAGAACACCTGCGGTTCCTGTGTTATACTTTGTGCCTTCAAGTACATCTGAGAAGTACAGTACCAAAGGCTCATCAGGCACATCAGCAACAAAGGTTCTACCAAATAATGTAGTTACAATTCCACCTTTAGGCGGCGTGCCTGACGAGTGTAGGAAGTCTTCTACCTTTTTAAATACAAGAGTTCCATTATCGTAGTACAAAGCAAGAGGGTGATAACCTTTCTGGTAAAAATAAACGTGGATGCCATTGGTGTCATTCATGACTGCGGCAGTCCAGTTACCAGAACTAATTACATCTGTTGTAGTCGGTGTAATCTCTGTAAGTGTTTCGCATCCAGTGTAGAACTTAGTGTCTGACCAAGAGATGTTACGTACAGTACCTGACTCATCAATGTAGCTAATACCGTCTTTAAGGTTTACATCGACATCATCAGTTGTAATGTACTGCCATCCCTTGCGAGCCGCTAGTCGTCCTGCTTTGTCAATAACAAGATTATCAGCCCTAGAACAAAAGCCAGAGTTTAACTCAAGAGAAGACTCTTGTGTGTTAAGACCAAGGAACCCCGGAGCTTTAATTGTTAATGGCTGAAGCGGTGCGCTCATACTGTATACCAAATAGTTTCTTCAGGATGCTTCGCCGCATCAAATGCAATGGCATCATTCAAGTATCTTTGTGCAGTAGCGTATGCACTGGTTGCAGTTGCTCCACCGTCTTCACCACGCTCTTCAACAGCCTTGGCATATGCAAGCATAGTAACAGGTTGAGTCGGTGCAAATAAGATATCAGAATCTTGTGTTAACTGCGAAGGACGAACGATCAAGTTAAAACGCAACGTGTATTCTTTGTCAGGTTTTGGGTATACTTCAACGATTGTGTCGTTGTTAATGTCCATGCCGTTGAAGCTGTAATACTCAGGTGGCCCTACTTGCACTTGATCTAAGTTCAGATATTTATCTGTAAACTCTTCAGCAGTCTCGTACTTTAAATACCAGTTGCTTGTGTCGTTGAGAGCATTCAATACTTTTAAACGATCACCTGAAGTATTCAACACATACGCAAAAGTATCCGCAACAGTATCTACTGTAATTGTTGTACGCAAGTGAGACCAATCCCAAGCATTCTCAACTTCATGCTTAGCATCATTGACAAACTCACCAATTAACTGTGAGTAATCATTTGCTTGGACTGTTGAGATGTCAGAGTTTTCTCGTAAGCGTCTAAGAACACTTTGAACAATTTGAAGATAAGTCATTTGCGTTTCCTATACAGATATATTATAGCATACTTTTAAGCATTTGTCAAGTATTACCACTTAACTTTATCAGCCCAGTACGCCGCAGACATCTTACCCTTACTAATGTTCTTGCTGTGACGGGCTTTAAATGATGCACGTTTCTTTTTCATTGCCTCAGATTCACCTGCCTTCGGCTTGCCTGCAGTCTTAGCACCTTGCTCACCAAAGCGAATTGTTTTTACTTGATCACCTTCTTTGGCAACCACAACATGAGACTTCTTTGGATGGTTAGGTGTACGCTTAGGCTTGTTGTAACCTGAGACACCTGCTCTTTCTAGTCTTGAATCTTTTTTCTTTGGCATCAGAATGTTCTCGTCTTAGGCTTTTTCTTAGGCTTCTTAGGCTTAGGCTCTTTGTAGATTGGCCCATCGTATGAACACTTAAGTTCTCCTGATGGAGTGTATTCACATTTAATTTCTTTGCGATCTTTCATTAGAACCAACTCCCAATTTGGCTAAACAACTTTTTAACTGGTTTAAATGCGGGAACAAACGGAGCAATAGGAGCAGTATATGGATTTGTCAATAGCAGTGCTTGAATTGCTTTGTTGTTTACAGTATCCTTGACAATGTTTCTAATTGCTTCTGTGCGAGGATCGTCTTCTGACTCAGGCATGTTTGCTCGCAAGATCTCTTCGGTAGTCATACCGCTAACATTACGAATATCTTCAGGACTAAAACCAGACTCTTGAGCAACACGCAGTACATCTAAAGGATTTGCATTTGGATTCTGATCCACATAGTTTTGTACTGCAAGTGCCCGATCATATCGTGCCTGTACAGGTGCTACATCATCTGCGCCTAAAGCACGAGCAAGATCTTGAGGAGTTACTCCATACGCTTGAGCGTCACGCAAGATATCTAAATCACTCTTACCACTTTCGCCTGCTTGCTGTAAATAATTCCGAATGTCAAACAAACGTCTTTGACTTGGCGTAAGATCTACCGTTGGAGATTGATCTGCTCCAATACGAACGTTTGTATTCTCTGTTAACATTCTCATTTTCTACGCTTCCCAGACGCTGTTACTTTGTGCTTGATAGGCTTTGATGAAGTCTTGCGTGTAGTACTGCTTTTCTTTTCTGCGGCTGTCATCTTCTGCGCCACCTTCTTTGGTCTGCATGACGGATACGGTCTCTTGGACTTTGAGGCGCTCTTGCGACCGCATTCTTTGCCAGTCTTCAAGTCTCGCCAATCTTCTTTGAACCACTTGGTCAACCCACCCTTAGGCTTTTTACTTGTACTTGCCGCCACGCTTCTTGTACTCCTTGGTTAACCACCCACTTGCATACGCAGAAGGCCAGACCTTATACTTTTTTTTAGCCTCAGCCTTCACACGATTGTACAGTGCCTTATTTGTTGGTTCTGGACTTTTTGCCACGTTTCACCT